ATAGCATGAGTATTAGAGTTTTTTGCAACACCAGCTAATAGTTCAGCACCAATAGAACCTTCTAGAACACGATCAGCGTGATCATGATCTTTGAATAAGAATGGAAGATCTAGTGCATGAAGATCTTTATTATAGTCAGCTAACCAAGTAGTATAGATATGGCTCATTTCAATTGCGCCAGTATCAACTAATTCCATTAGTTGATTTTTGCTAATTTTCTTACCATCATTATACTTGTTAGTATAATCAGTTAGAGAAAGAACTTCGATGTCAAATGCACCATTAGTTTTTTCATTAACTTCAGCAGAAAATGATTCTGCAACTTTTAAAAATAAGCCGATTGGTTCGTGGGCGATAACCCATTTTACATGCTTAGTAGTCATTCTTAGTTTTCCTCTTTATGGTCCAGTGGGTATAAAAACCCAATTCTCTCGTTTATTACTATAATCTATAACACGTTTCATAACGGGAACTTCATTATTTATAATCGTTTGCATCGTGTTAATATCTGGGAGATCTTGTTTATTTAGGATAATTGAAACAGGGATAATCGTATCTTTCATAGAATATACTGGCGTATTTGAATCATATTTAAACATAGACTGGATACGATGATATTCACCAGATTTCCCGTATCTTGGGAACCCATAAATCTCTATAACATATTCATCTAGAAAAGAATCACTCATTATACCGCCATAATAGGAATTACCTTTTTACCATTACGAGTTTTTTCTGGTTTACCATTTACCCACCAAAATATATCTTTTCTATCTTCTCGTAATGGTCCATCAATATAGATCGGTAGCCAGCCACCAGTCATAGTTTCAATTCCTGCAACAAAAGTAGTTATATTATCGCTGAACGCATTATTGCAAGTAGTTTCCCATAAAGGTCCATCTAAGAAGAAACATGCCCCCTCGCACATATGTAAAACTGGGCACTCTGGGCACTCTTTACGATCACTCCAATGCGTTCCAGTTTTAATCTCAATATCTTTTAAGTTATCAATATGACCAAGATGGTGAGATATGCCTGCTGGATTAACCGATACGGTAGATACATTTTGACAAGTTAGTACATTTCCAAGAAGATCTATAGATAAATTCTCCTTCTTATCCATACCACACTTTTGACCAAGGGTTTCTCTACGAGTTCCATTTTTAACTGAATTGATAAACTTATTAACTTTATCATAAATGATATTAAAATGTTTTACTTCACCAGATCTAATTTCATTGTAAGAACTTCTTCTGAATTCAATCTCAGATTCTTCACTAGTAAGAGAACTAGATAAACCACCCTCATCATATGCATCTACGAAAGCACCTTCACCAATTGTTAAATATTGAACATATTCAGCGCCAAGATTCTTTGTTACTACATTAATAAAGAATTTTTCAATCTCAATTCTGCTTGTATTTTTATTATTTAACATAGTGTTAAAACTAAATCTCATTCGAGGAGCAAGTTCTTTATATAATGCCCATATATGTTTATTACGTTCTGGGTCATCAAAGGGATCAGGACCACGAACTGGTTGTCCTGGACCATCGTGTGACATACCAATACTAAACCCACAGTCAAGTAACCACTGATTCTTTACTTCATCAAAAAGCGATCCATTTGTAATAATACTAAACTTTGTATTTGGGTACTTTGCTTTAATAGATTCTGCCAGTGGTTTCATTGTCTTCCAATAGACAAATGGCTCTCCACCCCAAAACTCAAACCGAGTACCTTCCCCAAGACCATCTGACCCACCTTTGAACCAGTTAGACATATTAGAAACGAATGGGTCTACATCTGAAGGATTTGTTTCATCGGCATGAGGAACAAATCGTTGGTTGCAATATTCACACTCATAATTACAAGATAAGCCCATAAGAATTTTAACTACATTTGGGTCTTTGCCTTTATCAATTTTAATTTGTTCTGGAATATGCGTTTGAATGATGGCTTCTTGAACAACCTTTGAGCCATCTTCCCATAATAATTCACTGGAAGCATTATTATATGTTATTTTCTTTTGTTCATTCGTAACTGGATGAACCACTGTCAATGTAAACTTTGCCATTATAATCCCTATTCACTTTATCATATTTAGTAGATAAAAAAAGGTGCCGAAGCACCTTTTTATTAAATGATATTACTTATAACAATTCATTTACTTCAGTAATGCCAAGATAAGAAGCGAAGCCAATTTTAATTCTTGCTTTAGCATCAGGTTCAACTGAAGATTTTAAAACTCTAAATGAACCAGATCCATTAGTTAACATAACACGAGATTTGTCACAAATACCATTAACTGGTTCTAGATAAATTTCATCAACATAACTTTCAGAAGAAACATCATATTTAACATAATCGTCATTAGTATAAGTTGTATTCTTAGAAACAGTAATTTTATCAACTAATTCAATATGAGGAGCAGTATTATTTTTACCTTCTTCTACATAAAATTCAAAAGTTTCTGTTGTATCAAGAATAACATTTGTCTCACCAAGCAGAATAATATCTTGATGCGTAAACCCTAATTGTGGGTTACGAATAAAAATTTGTAATGGTGCTGACCAAGTCTGACCGACTTTAGGAGAACCTGCAAATTCAGATCTTTGTGATTTAGTTGCTTCAGAAAGATTTACTACCTGAGTTGCTGTTAAGAATTCTTTACTAAATTTGGTTGGTGGCGCAATAATACCGAGTAAAGTATTACTTTTAATTCTTGGCATACTAGTTATTACAGATAATGGTAGTTTCCAATCATGAACCGTAACAGTTTGTGTTTCATGATTTTGCGTATATTCTACTGTAACTTTAAATCTAATTAATTCATCAGTAACAGTTAAATGGTATGTTGGTGTCTCATTTGGATGAGCGTATATAAGACCATACGTTGTTGAAAATAATCTATTTGCCATTTTATTTTTCCTAGTTTGTTGTCATTGCGTTTACATTATAATTTGGAAACACAACAGAATTCAGGCTTTGCATCAATTCAGTATAAGAATTGGTATCATAAGTTACAAAGTTATTTGGATCAGTAAATGACACAATATTTAGATAATTTAAATGTCCAACTTTAAATGATATTTTATCGGATCCTTCAACTGAAGATTTTAATCCACGAACATATCCGACACCATTAGTTAGATTAACTCGTGCTTTATCAAGAATCCCTGTTCTAGCATGAACATCAACTGATTTAACATATGGCGCAGTAGTGATTTTATATTTAAAATATTCAGGATCATCATATGTCATTTCTTTAGTTACTGTAATTTCATCTAATAAAGGAATTACATCACCATTCCAAAAAACTTGTTCATTAGATGTTGTAAAATTATACTCATCTTTTGTAAAAACAATAACATCACAATCATCAAACGAGCTTTCAGGATTTCGGACTAATATCTGAATAGTAGCTGGATGATCTAAAGTATATACTGAAGAAATAATAGGATTTCTAGTATTAGGAGAACGATTCAAATATGTAAATGGTGAAATTACTATGAGATTGCGTGCACTAAGAACTTTTTTTTCTCTATCAGGAGGTGCTATAGAAAGAGATACTAAAGAATTTGGTACCATTGTACGCACGTCTTTTACAATTGAGAATGGTAAAGTCCAATCTGATATAACAGTAACCGTATTACCAAGAATTACTTCTAGTTTCGATGTTATAGCAGTAGGTGTAACATTAACACTTAATCTAACTTGTTCTTCTACTGCTAAAAATTTTGATTTATTAAATTCTTTTTTTACGAGGATTTTACTCATAATATTCCTTTTATTGGTTGTAATAGATTCATTATAGAATTAGCAATTACAACGGCAATTTGGCGAGAAGTTACCATAGTTACCTAAATTGTTGGCGAACTGGGAAAGATGTCCTGGCCAACCAGTTTGAGCATTATGTGCTTGGTGAGCATATGAACTATTATGAGCATGGGGAGCAGTCGCTGCGTGGGTGGCATTGTTTGAGTTATGCCCGTGCCCTGCATTATGCGCATTAGTTGAATTGGTTGCATTAGTTGCATTAGTTGCATGGGGAGAAGCACCCGCATGTCCACCGATGTTAGTAATGATAACCGCACCGATTTGACCCTGAACAGAAGAAACAGGAACGCTAACAATAACCGCACCGACTTGACCCTGAACAGAAGTAACTGAAGCGTCAACAGTAATATTTCCAGCAACACCAGTGCCATTGGTAATAGTAATACCACCACCAGCCAAAATAGTTCGCCCAACAATAGTACCAGCTGCAGTTTTAACAACTATACCATATGATGATAAACCAGACAATGATGTTAGTGTTGAATCTGCAGCTTGAACTTCAGTACCAATACGTAGTTGAAGTAGTGCTGCAGCAGTGCTATACGAAGCAGTTCCAGCCAAAGATCTACCGAATGCCGTAAAGGCTGTAACACCACCAGTAGTAGCACCAGTAAAATAAGGAATAGTATCAGCAGCAGAAGTTTGTGAACCTAAATTAGTTAAACTTTGAGTCCATCCTTGAACATCAGTATTAATAACCAATCCCAAGTTAGTTCTAGCAGCTGCAGCAGTGGTAGCACCAGTACCACCACCAGCGATTGCTACAGTATAGTTCAAACTAGAAGCAATGGACGCTGTACCAGCTAGTGCAGCAGTAATAGTACCAGCCGAGAAGTTACCCGATGCATCACGAGCAACAATAGTATTTGCAGTATTAAGGTTAGTAGCACTGCGAGCACCAGCATTGAACGTCATGGTGTCCGAGTTTAACCCACCAGCTTGACTGTATCCAGTTAACGAGTTTACCTTCGAAAGTACGTCTGCGGCAGTATAACTGGCTGCAGTAAGACCAGTCGCAAGAGCTATATTAATGTTCGAGAAGTTATTATCTACTTCTGTATTAGTAAGAGGACTACCTTTAGTCGATCTTAACGTAATAGATGCGGATGTTATATTTGCCATTTAAGGTTTCCTTTGGTCAATCTTTTTTCAATATTTGAAGAAGCAATGATTTAATGTCCTGCAATTCATTCTTAATGTTATTTATATCTTCACCATGTTGAGATATTTCGGCTTCTTGACCAGCGTGTTTTCGCTGTCTAGCCAAATATTCGTCATATTCAGTCTTACTATTATTTAGGATAGCACCAGTAGTGGTATCTCTAACTAAATGCTCGTGACCGAGAACTTTTAAGAATTGCATTTTATGGACATGCTATAAGTCTAAAATCTCTAATAATCGGTGGAGTCGCAGTATTAGTACCCTGCATAACAATCTTTATTTGAGCCGTATCAAAAGATGGAACACCAGTTAGTGTATAGGTAATATCGCTAAACGCAGGGTTTCCAGCATCAACTTTGATAATACTGCTGTCTGGCTGTAATAATGTATATTTAGTATACTGTAACTGGCCAGAATCACCTGTACATGCTTTATAGTAAATAAGAACAGTTGATTCATTAGGAATATTTGCTGAAATAAGGACTCTCAGATATGTTGATGAGTTAGCGAATTTAACTGGAGTAGTTACATATTTGCTCAGCGTAGAACTCCCTACTGGAGCAATTTCATCAGCAAATAATATTCTTGCTGTAACAGTAGTTCCTGTTACAGCAGATTCTGCAGTAAAGGTATTAGTTACATAGACAGTACCAGTAGTTCCGTCATCTATATATCCAGTAACTAAGAAAGTTCCGTTATTTCCAGCAGTAGTGGCACTAGCAATTGTTATATATTTACCAATTCCAAGCTGAGCCATAGCAGATTTAACTACAGCCACAGTTGAAGTAACTATACCAGAAGAACCAACATATAATAAACTAGAGGATCCATTTACAGAAACTCCACTGGTGTGCGATGGATATGCTGTTGCAGAAGAAGAAGTAGTTCCTGCGATAGTAACTTGATATAGGTTACCAGCATAATATATTAATGACCCAAGGTTTACTGCAGTAGAAGTAGCCCACAATGTACCAGCATTACCAAAAGAGAACGCTCCAGTAGAACCAGACCATACACTAACATTATCAATCGCAGCCAAATTAGTATTAGATTCAGATGGTACGTTTAACTTATTACTAATAGCAATAAGACTTGAGCGAGTAGTATCAATTACTGGCGAAACTGCATTATTAGTAGTTGATATTTGAGCAGAAAAAGTTACAGATTTAGCAGAAGATTGATTTGCAATTTCATTAACATTTGATGAAATCATTCTTGGTGACAAGAATCTATTATTTTCTTTATTTAAAACTCCAGTAAATGTAGGATCTATCTGATACGGCGATTGTCCACCATCTACAGATTTACCAGAGGTAGTTTTAATAGAGAATGCTGTAGTAGTATCTGGGAATGATTGCGCTTGGATAGATGGATTAATAATATCATACTGAATATTTCTAGATGCTTTAACTTTATTTCCACCAGTATAACCAGTTATAGTAGCATTACTACTAGTTGTAATTGTGTAACAGTGTTGATCAACATTACTAATAACAGAAGATTTAAAAATCTGATTAGCAGGTATACCATTAATTGGCGCAACATATTGGAATGTAGATCCCGCTACGCAGGCAACTGCTGCATTTGCAGATATAGTTAGTGATGTATTACTTGCAACTGCAGTAACAGTACCAATATAAACATCTTGTGCGTTATATAGATTAGACCCAACAATTGCTTCTGTTGTAAATAAAGTTCCAGATCCAGTAACAGTAGTGCTAGAAATCGAAGAAGTAATAGTCCCAGTTCCTGGATCATTACAATCAACTGCAGAGATATCTACAGTTGAACCAGTTCCACCATTAATTGGCATACCATGATCATATTGCCACACACGAACAATATTAGATCCAGATGTAGTTTCAAAAGGATCCATTGCTAATGTATCATAAGGAACTAAATCATTTACAAATTCTACATCACCAATTACTGCAGTATCAAATACTGCACGTTTAAGTGTAAATTTAATGTCAGCACTATCATCAGCTGTCCAAGTAGACGCATTCTGTGATTTAAACATTACGCCAGCATACGGTTGCTGCGAAATTGTTCTCCCAGATCCAGGGATTATATCACCCATATATGAAATCCAAACTTTATAATTATTTGAATCTGAAACTAAAACAAAACAATACTCAGTATTATCTCTTACATAAACTGGTGTTTCAAAAGTAAATGTAGTTGCTGTATCAAAAGTTGGATAAGAAATTCCATCTGGTAATTGAACAGTATTAGCAGAAAGAACAATATCTTTCGCTTGTTTAGTAACCACACTAAATGGTAAAATTGATTTTCCAGGAGTACCATTTACCATCTCACGAAGTTGTAATGTTACTGGAAGATTAGAATCTTTGCTACCGAAGAAAATATCAATACTAGTTAAAAATGCACCACCCTTCTGCTGAATCAAGAATGACTGCGCAAGAGGGTCATAATATGCATTACCACCTTTTGTAATACTAGAATTTTGATATAAAGTTTGATTTTCTGAAACCTGTTCTTGAACGATTTGTGCATTTCTAACTGCATTAATAGTTTGTTGAACATTAGTTAAAGTACCTGTTGCTTCATATGCAGCAAGCCCACGAGAAGAATAACTTCCGTCATATGTATTTGAGTCAACTAATTTTAACTCACGTTTGCCAGTACGGAAACGTACGGAATCTGTATTTGGTATTTTAAATATAAATTCTACATCACCAATACTATTAGTTGTAAAATTTGATGCTGCTGTTATAGAAGTTACTGTTCCAGTTGCTCCACTGATAGATCCAGTAATAATATCACCAGTACCATTAGCAGCAGTAGTTAGTATTGTTCCAATTAGATTAACAATGCTCAAACATTTATTATTATTGGCATCAATATATGAGTTTACAACAACAGCTGAAGCTCCAGAAGAAGTTGTAATTACATCGCCAGTGTTTAAACAAACTTGCGAATCTGTGCCAATTCTTCTTTGAGTAGCAGTAGATTGAGATCCAACATTAGTCTTAATATCAAATGTTCCGATTGCATTAGTATAAATTAATTTCTGTGCAAAAGAGCAATACTGGCTAATATCAACACCATCAAAATACGCATAGAATCGACTGTTTGGTTTTAATTTATGTGCCTGAACAAGAACATTTCTTGAACGAATATAAGGGATAATAGCAGTGGAAACTACTCTATCGCCCTGACTTTCATAGTCAGTTTTTAAAGCAAGTGTACTATTTACACCTGTTCTAGATTGACCAATTTGAGTTGCTGATGTTGTAGTTACAGTATAACTACCACCATTAATACCCCATCCACCATTTAAACTAAAATTACCACCATTAACCATACCACGCACTTCCGCTGTTCTGCCATACTGACCACCGAATGTAGTTGTTGTGGTAGTTGCGCCGACCCATTCAGTTTGCCAAGCATTCCAAACAGTACCTAATGCGCCACTGAGTTCAGCTATTCGTGCGATTGCATTATAGTTACCCTCAACTGTTTGAACAATATCTGGCATTCTGTTAGTTTCAAACCAGTCATCTGTTGGAGGATTTAACTGAACATCACCAAGGAATGTAAATATAGCGAATGGATTAATATTTTCTAAACGAGAAGCATATCCTTGAGTAATTAAAGGAGTAGTAGTATAAGGCAATGTAATAATATCACCAGTTACTTGATAATTGGCTGCAGCTCGTTGAGAGATACTATATTTCTCAATAAGATTAGAATTATACATTGTGTAGAATGGACGCAATTGATTATTTTCCATATCAATTGCGCAATAATAATCTAAATCTGAACTATTGGCTAAAGTACTTCCAGTAAAATTATCAACAACAAAACCATTTTTCATTCTGTCAAGACCACTGCTATCTTGAATTTTAAGAGATGACGTTTGTTGCTCTAATAATGATAGTGAAGTATAATACTCAAGATTATTAATTCTATTTTCTAATTTACCAATGTCTCGCATTGTATAACGCTTGTTGTCAATTTTCTTGACTGCCACACTATTACTAGTTCTTCCAAATGTATATGGTTCTAGCGCAAGAGTGTACAATACCAGTGCCGCAGATGGGTCAGGTGGCAATCCTGCGTTAGTAGAAGATACTCCACTAACATCAAGTATATTACCATTAACGTCTAAAGCAATTTTATCTTTTCTTGCAAGATAATAGTTAAAATCTGTTGTGATAGTTTCACCACGTTTTGGACACGCAGAAACAGATCCACCAGTCTGTGTAAAATTCTTATACGTTGTAAAATAAGTGCCACCATTAGAACCTGCGCTAGAAACAGCGTAAGATCTATCTGCAACACGAGGACGAAAATCTAGAGAATCTCTTAATGCAACAGGGATTTGCTTATAATCAATACCACTATAAGAGTTGACGCAGAAATAATCACCAGAACCATGGGCGAAATATTGATATGTTACTTTGATCGGATTAGCTGGAAAATCGAAAGAAGGATTTAATGTTAAAGAACCCCAATCATAATGGGATGATCTTTGTCCAGTATCTAAAGTATATCTATCAGTAATATCAGTAGTATATGCCGATCCTGATGGTGTTGTGCCAAAAGCAGAACTAGTTGCTGTTGTAACACTAATTAAATTAAATATGTCCGCTTTATCTAGATATAGAATTGCTTGTTGAGCAGCTGCAGCAGTTGTAAAGGTTTCAGAAACAGTGTATAGCGTTTTAGTTTTTTCTGAACCAGATCCACTTTTCTGTACAACTGCTATAAGGGTAATTGAATTTGAACCAATTCCAGAACCAGATAATTGAACTGTGTTTCCAGTTGGAGTAATTGTTAATGTGCTGCCTGGAGGTATAACAGCTCCAGTACTATTGTTAAAAACCGTATAGTGAGTACTATCTGCAGTTGGAGAGAAAGTTCCACCTGAAGATGTACTGAATGTAATAGAACTGCTTGATGCAGTTGCAGTAAATTTTTGATATGAATTGTAAGTTAGATTATTATACCCACCACTTCCAGCAGTACGCACACTTCTAATACCATATTGTGGTAATGGAAATACTAAACTTAAATTTTGTGGTTCTAATAGTTGGGTTGTGCAACGAGCAATACTTTGGCCAGTAACAGTAATAGCTGAATCAACTGTAATAGAAGTTTGAGTAGAAACTCCAGTAACTCTACGGTAACTACCAGTTGTTAAACCACCGATAAGAATTAAATCGCCAACTCTTAAATCAGTTAAGAATGATGTTCCTGTACCAGTGACAGTTGTGCTTGAAGCAGTAACTGAACCAATTATTGGAGTTACTACTGGAGTAATATCTGCAGTAAAAGATGTTGCTGCGCTTCCACCACTAGACCAGAAAGATTTTACATCAGTACTAAACTTATAATTTGGATTCATTTGAACATCAAATAAACCAAGTTTATAGATTGTTGCAGTACTGAACGGCAATCCACTGTGATACTCAAATAGTCTAGCACGTGCTGTGCCTACAATTGTTCCGCCAGAAGGGGGAGAACCTGCGCTTGCATTAACATAATTATATAAATTTATATTAACCAATGTACTAACATCAGGAAGATTATTTACATTTGTTACTAATACATAATTTCCTGGAGTTCCAGTTATTACAGATCCAACAGCTTGTGCATAATCTCTTGCTTTATTAACAGGAATATATGTAACTGCAGTTTTTTCTATTTCTGCCCCATTAACATATGCTTTACCTGCTTCAATACCAATGGCAAGTTTAGTCTCGTCACCATTTAAATAAATTCCACGATTATACAATGGGTTTGTTGTATATTGCCAGTTAACACCACTATTGCTTGATCCATCGTAAGCAGAACCACTAGTATGCGTTGGAGGAGTAGTAATAGAAGTTCCTGAATTTAAAGCAGTATAACTAATACCACCATAAGAAACAACGTCGCCAATCAAAAATGCAGTATTCTGAGTCCATGTTCCACGATTATTATTTCTGTGTTCACGAACATCGATATCCCAACCATTAACAGTATAATCACCATTGGTATCATACGTTCTTCTTTGCATTTCTGCTTCAATTTGATTGTAGATAATATTATAATTGGTATCTTTGACAACAGTGTTTATAACACCATCCGTTACACGGATAACTTCTACGAAATTAGTATCTGATACCGAAGATACTATTAATTTTGTAAGTGTTAAATCAATCATATAACGATGTGCGCCTGGAGCAGCATAGTTATATGAGTTTTGAGCATTATCTAATAAAGTTTCATCGCTTTCTGGTGTAACAATAGATTCAGTATAAACTAAACCAATTCTATATGTTGGTGTTGCGCTGTATTTCTCAAGAACAATAGTTTGAGCATTGCAAAGAACAAAGTACCCACTAATATAATACACACCAGTTTGAATACTTGCTAAAGAACCTTTACCAATACAGTCTGAAGTAGATCCAACTTGGAATGAATAAGTACCATCAGAAGTTTTTAAGACTTCATTTGTAGCAAAAGTTTTATATGTTTCATTACCAGCAGTATAATTTAAATATAATGTAGTTGGATCAGAACTCTCTGCGCTTTGACAATATGCAACAGTTGCAGTAACACCTGTTGTTTGACCAACAACAGTTTTACCCAATAATGATTTTAAAAATGTTTCTACAGCTACGTTATTGTATACAGAGATTAATTTAACATAATCAGCACCCTTACCTGGGGTAGTAATTGTTTGGACTGATGCTTGCCCAGGAATAACCATAGCACCTTGTTTAAAGATATTATCGCCATGGGTTTTAATTTGGTTCTGCAGAATACTCTGCATCTGAGTAAGTTCTCGAGCCTGAACTGCAAACGATGGGCGATACAAAATTCTGTAGAATTGTTTCGCAGGATCGTAATCATCATTATACGGTTCGGTATTAAAGTCTAGCATGCTTTTTACTCTTTATGTTATTCGTTTGTTTATTTATTAGAAGTGTACAACTGTTCTAAGGGTCACGTTCTGATCAGAAGTTGGCGTAAATGCCTGTTTGTTATCAATAAACAATATATTACCAGAATATTTATCTGCTGTTGGAGCAGTTACTCCCGAAGCAGTAAAAGTATTTCCTGCTATATTAATAAACACAGATCCGATCGCTGGAACCGCATTATCAATAGACTGGAGTAATACGCCAGTAGTAGTAACTGCTACAATTCTAAATACTGGTCCAGTAGAAGTTCCAAGTGTTAGTGTCTGGTCAGCAACAAAATTTGTAGTATCAATAAATCCTGTTATCAAATAACAAGCTGATGCTAAAGAAGTTGCCAAGTTACCATATGCTCCAAACTGACGAGGATTTTTAATAATACCAAGTTGTCTAAAGTCATTATTTACAGCGTACCCTTGATTAGTATCTTTAGATACGTTTGTGTAAAACATTAAAGTTTTGGCAGACATACCAGTAATAGGGTCTTTACCATGACCACCATATGGAGCCATAATTCCACGAGCAACTGCACCAAAACCAGAACCTTGATCAAATGCTACTTTGCACCAGCGATATCCTAGACCATAGTTTGTAACAGTAATTTTAGTTATTGCGCCATTAACAGCAGTCGCTGTGGCTGCAGCACCAGTACCATCACCAGTAATTGTGACTGGAAAATTTGAACCATATCCATACCCACCAGAAATAACTGGATATGCCATAATACGACCATCAGGTGTTAACAATTCAGTATTGGCTTGAAGAGTATTTAGGTCTCCAGGAGATAAGTCTGCGGTTAACTGAGCAGTATTTGGATTTGTTCCACCACCATTACCATCACCAGTAACAGTTAAATTAGCATATGTATAACCTGTTCCACCATCGTCAATCTGAACAGACGCAATAGCACCACCAACAATAATTGGGATTAATTTTGCTTTAGATGGAGGAGCCACAAAATATGCAGTTGCTCCACCACCACCCGAAACAGGGCTAATTGAAACTCCAGGTGCTACTTTATATCCAGCACCATAACGTAAATTTATAGTTCCCGTGGCAGTAACACCCGCATAACGTAATGTTGCTGTACCATTTGTAGCAGTTTGTAGAGTTGCTGCACCAGCAACTGCGCCTGTTCCAACAGTTGCACTAATTGTTACAATTGGAGGATTAATATAACCAGAACCACCTGCAGTAACTATAAGTCCAGTTATCTGACCAGAAACAATGACTGGGGTTGCTACTGCTTGAGTTCCGCCTGATACATCAGGCGCAGAAATAGTAATTGTTGGTGGAGTTCCAGAACTATACCCACTTCCAACTGATGTCATAGCAATAGAAGCAACTGCTCCATTAATTGTTGGAGTAGCAGAAGCATGAGTAGTACCAGCAACAGTTACTGTATAAAGTCTATTTGAATAATAAATTTGTTGTCCAACAGTAACAGCAGTGGATGATGTCCATGCAGTTCCAAGAACTAAAGATGGAGCAGAAGTATAATTATATCCAGGATCTAGCACTTGAATTCTACCAACAGAAGTTCCACTCATAACAGATTGAATAACAGCTCCAGAGCCACCACCGCCAGATAATGTAGCTGTCGGTGCTGAAGAATATCCAAGCCCTCCACTAGTCATAGTAACATCATATAAATTACCATTTAGTGTATAACCAGTTACTACACCACCAGAGACAGTTACTGTTCCAGTAGCACGAGTACCAACATACTTTAAAGCAGCAGTTCCATTTGCAACAATCCCAGTTCTATGAGTAGGTCCAGGGTTGGCTAAAGTGCCAGTTACGGTTGCTGTATAAAGATTATTGTTATACTCTACTGACTGACCAAGTAAAACTTGAACACCATTAGTCCAAGTGTTTGCTCCACTAATTGGTGGATCAATATTCATAGTGGCACCACTGGTATATCCAGTTCCACCATTTGAAATAACCATATTAGAAATTAGAGCAGGGTCTGATGCTCTATATCCGTCTCCTGATACCGTAATATTAGCAAAGGTATAACTTTGTCCCTGATTATCAAGTCTTACATTTAAAATTTCACCACCAGAATAGAACTGTGAGCGAATTGAATTAACAACTGGCATATAAACGTCAGTTAAAAATTTATTACGCAAAGCAATTGGAATACTATACAAATATTTCCACATGTATCCATCTGGCATATTAACAGGATCTACAACAGTACCAACTGGTTTGTAAGTAGAAATTGCTCTGTTATTATTATCAAGACATTTGTAGACGTTGAAGTCATCAGTTAATACATAACAATGAGAATCTTCTAAACGCTGAGCACCAGAGGGTGCAATAGTAACCACGGCACTTGCAACACAATTATTACCACCACCACCAGAAACTACTACTGTTGGAACAGAAGTATATCCGATGCCTTTATTTGTCAAAGTAATTCCTGAAACTACACCTGAACTTAAAGTTGCTACTGCGGTAGCACCATTACCCCCACCACCATTAATAGTAACAGTTGGTGTTGATGAATATCCATATCCACCAGCAACTAAATTAATACCTTGTACTTCAGTAGAATACTGATCATCATACATATCCCAAATAGTTCCTGTTACCCAATCAAAGCGTGGGATAACAAAAGCCACATCTGTAGATTTAACTTCTTTCAGTGTAATAATTTCGTTACGTGTTTTTAATTCATAGTCAACACTATCAACTGGCAATGGTGGAGCTGTGTCCACTGGCCATGTTAAAGTTTTCCCTAAGAAATAATAGTAACGAGCACTACGATTCTGAATTTCATTATATACTGCGTTAGCAATTGATAAATCTAACGGAGATTTTAGTAATGATGACATGTATTTTACCTAATTAAGATACTGTAACTACCCATGTAACAGCAATAGAATCACCAGCTGCTTTGTTAACAACTGGGAATGTAGTACGGCAAAGCATAGTACCATTTGATGCAGCATTAAGAATAGCTGCTTCTGTAATAGCACCAGTACCAGTTCCCGCTGGGAATGTAGCAGTCGCAGTAACTTGAGCAGCAGAGGCAGTGAAAGATGCTAGTGTAACACGTCCAGCTTCAGTACCTAGTTGAGTATTACTAACAGATGGAGTACCAGTACCAGTACCAATTGCCATATATCCCATAACAGTGGCAACAGAAGTACCTTGCATACGATTAGCAATATACCCTTTACCAGCTGTAACTACTAAGTTTTTAACCTTTCGTTCTTCTTTGATATTACCATTTAAATCTAGTAATTGAATTAATACTTGGCCAGTTGCCAGTAAGTTGTCTTGTTGTTTAATTTGCATAAAAAGCTCCTTATTTTATCCAGTAAAGGTTATTGGTAGTCCTACGTATAAGCCTGTATCACTTAAGAAATAACCAGCTTCAACATATGGGTTGAAATCTAAAATACCACCAGAATCTGTGGCAGTAGTTGTATCATTATCAGGCGTAGTTCCGTCATTTAAAACGTGAGTTAAACTACCATTAGTTGAATCCCATGTTCTTAAAGATAAAGCAAACGCAGGTGTCGTTCTATTTAGGTCAGTAGGACTTGAAGCATCTGTGTCGCTTGGTATAAATGTATCACTATCTGCTGTTGAACCATTATTCAGATAATGAATAAAAGATGTGGAATCTATTGTTTTAGTAACGGCATATGTAGCGATACCGAATCGTGAACTTGATCCATCAGCATTAAGATATGCTGGTTCATCTGCTATTACATTTTCCGTATCTACTGTACTTCCATCATTTAATCTATGAGTGCCATCAAGCAATTTCATAAATCCAGCAGTAGAATCAGTTAGTAATGTCCCACTTGCAGCAATTAATGCTGGGTTAGCTCTAGCAGATGTTTGATCATCACCGCCATCAGTTGGTATTACATTTTCAGTATCTACTGTACTTCCATCATTTAATGTATGAGATGCATCTAGGAACTTCATAAATCCTGCATCTGAACCAGATAATAAAGTTCCAGATACAGCGATAAAATTTGTTCCAGGATCAGTTAATGTTACATAGAATGTATCTACTGTACTTCCATCATTTAATTTATTATTACCAGTATCATCAATTGGTTTACCTAGAGTAAGGTAAGGCATAGTTCTAGTCAAATCTAGAGCAATACCATTCTCTTGCATTATTACTGTTTGAGAGTCTGTAGTAAAAGTATCATTTAGTAAATTAGTTTCATCAAATACTTTTAAGATACCCGCAGTTGATCCAGAAAGTAATGTTCCTGATACTGCAGTAAAATTAGGATTAATCCTAGTCAAATCATTACTATCAATACCAGAATCTGTTACAACACCATCATTTAAAGTAATAGATAGAATCTTAATTAAAGATTCTAATGCAGTATTAATTGTAAATTCATTTCGTATGTCATATTCACCAAAGACCTGCGTACCAGCTGGGTGAATTAAATTCTTAACAATTGTTTTATATGAATTTAATGCTTGATCAATTTTAATAACATACGAGAATGCTTGATAAAATTTACTATCTTGAATATAGATAGCATCATCTAAGAAACCATCATTATTAACATAGTATCCTGGATATTTCGCAAGTGGTCCAAGCCCAACTTTAATAATAGCAGGATTAGTAACAGTTACTTGAGAATCAATATTAGTAATACCAAATTCACGTAATGTAATACCAGCAAAAGCACCATCAAAGAAATTACCTTTAATAACACCATATGTTGTAATATCAACTGCTTTCTCAGCATCACTTTCTAAGTTATAGTCAGCAGTATTAATGGATCCTGATTCAGCAAAACCATTTAATCCCTCACTAATAGTAAGGTTAACAGTTTTATTTGCTGGCGCAAGGAATGTATCAACACGTTGAATAACAGTTCCCGCAGTACCACCTAAATCTTGTCCAGATGTAGAAGATATTGTTGTTGTAAAGTCTGTTGTATAACCAGTACCATATTTAATAAATTGCCCAAGAGCAATACCACCAGTAGAAGTAACAGCAGAAACTTTCATAATGGATCCATATCCATTAAAGTTATTGATGTTGTATAAATCTCCTACTTTAAATCCAGATCCAGGTGTTTCAATTGTTAATGCAGATGTAGTTGGTAAAATTAAACCATTAAAGATTAGTGTTTGTGTTAACGGATCAATGTAGCGTAAAGTATCACCAACTGAAATAGTACCAAAGAAACGTCTATCTAAAATTAACTCATAAAGTGTATCTGATATTCTAATCGCTCGATCAACTTCAACTTCAACATATTGACGACGATCAACAAGAACACGAATAACTTTTGTTTGTGTTACTACATCAACTAATTTACCAACGATATCATTTGGATGACCAACAAGAACTTGAACAAAAACCGAAACGTCTTGATTCCATTTACCATCAGATGCACGAAGCATCTGAGTTGCAGGATAATTAAGTTCAATACTTTTATTAAAAAGAATCCTAAAAAGAAGTTTAAATGAGGTTTCACTACCTTTTGCTAAGTATAAATCTTTAATTCTTGTTAAAAGAAATCTTTGGTCGACTGTTGAATACGGTAAACTTGTTGCAAGTTCACTTTTAAAATATGTAATAAAAGAATCAAGAGTTGTATCTAAATCACGCAATTCTACTGGATCTTGTTGAGTGGTCTCTAAAAACTCATAGTATGCTTTTAGAAACTCAACGAATGTTTGATAGTCGTCCCTGATAAATTCAGGTAGCTGTGATGCTACTATCGATGAAACTTTAGGTCTTGTGATCATTATGAACGACTAGAAGTAAATGTATAGTTATATCCACCACGTAGGTCACCAGAAGCAGTTGGGTCAGGAATTGCTGTTACCTTTAGATGCTCTGGAGGAATATGTACGATTTGAGTAAGGGCTGATACTACGTCATTAGATAATGGACGAATAGAGATTTCCAAATCTAAATTAGCAAGAGCAGTAATATGTAGGTTTCTGATATCAACAATACCTTTAGCATAATCGATAGATCCGATATTTGAATTAACAATCACTTTGATACCGTTTGCTCCATATTTAAATAAACGAACATATTGAATGCCGTCATCGTCAAGATAATGAATTTGATCACTACCTAAAATATAAAAACCAGTGCTCTTAAATGATTCTTCTGGCTGACCAGAATTCCAAATAGGGTTAATCATATTTAGAAGATACTGTGCCGATGTATTGTAACGAACAATCAATGCTCTTCGTAAAAGAATTGTTGTAATATTATTTACAATTGCAGGATCACTTGCATCAATTAATCTACTTAATTTAGAATATCTAAACACCCCATCAAATCTATCCAGTTCATTAACATCATATGCATTAATTGTATTTGTTACAAGAGAAGCAATATCTGTTGCTGTTTTTGTAGTTGCTTGTTCATTATAATAAACTGTGCAAGTTATAGCAATATTAATATATTCTGGATCAACAATGATTGGAATTACTGAAACTACATTTCGTGATTGTAAAATTGTAGATATTAATTGACTTTTCTGAGTTGTAGTAAGTTTATTTGCAGTTTTTGGTTTTACGCAGATATATACTTTTCCGTATACAGGTGGATTATTATCCTCGCCACCCCAACATGTTACAGACGCTGCATCAGAGAATAATGAATATACAATTGCTTTATAGTCATCTGGAGTAACCGCACGATTTTGCGACGCATACATTCTTGGAGCATTAAAACGAATAGAATCAATATCTTCTGGAGCAGCGCCATTGGCTGCAATCCCAGATGTTGTAACACTAACAGTTGCGCCAGCACCAAGTGTTGCGCCAGAATAAGAAAACACACGTGCGCCATTGGCTGCGGCCAAACTAGAAGAAAAATAATTTAAACGAACCACATTACCAGTTGCTAACGATGCGCCAAGGTTATCATCTCCGAATGTTAATTCATATAAACCCTCATCAATTTCTTTGACCCAATATACTTTACTAGTAGGTTCTACATTAATTAATGTATCAGCATGATAATACGTTTCGAAAGTTGATGAAGATTGATTTTCTTGAATTCTAACAGTAAGAGTATTTAAATCTATATTTGGGTTTGGAATAATAAAACGAGTACGAGTTGCAACAGTATAATTATAATTTAATGGAGTACCTTCAGTAAGTATAACATTTGGAAAAGTAAAAACTCCTGTAGAACTTGTTGCGGCAACAGAACCTTTATTAAAGAATGTATAGTTAACATTGTCAACTGTTGTATTAAATTGACTATATGCTGGTAGTATTAATGTTGCTGCTGTTACATTATTTGTATTTACCGTTACAGTTACAGTAGCCTGTGCGCATGTTGCTGATCTTGGTGAATAACCCAGCATTTTAGAAAGAGAAACTACACTATTACGTTTTCTTGCCGAATCTAGGAACATCTCATTAATCGCCATGTTATTATACAAAGCGTTATAATGGGTATTATATGCGAGAACGTCTAATAAAACTGCCATGGCAGAACCTTCAAAATCATAATCTTGAAATTCTGTTTGACCACTTAGAAAGGTTTTTAAATTTGTTTTAATCTGATCAAAATCTAAATCAGTTACATTAATTTTTTTATTAGAGGTTGCCATCTTATCTTGTTCTCTGTAGAGTTATATCTAGCGTTACTGGAGCAGTAGTGTTGAGGATAGTAAATTCAATAGAAACATCTACTGAATAGTTGTCTGGGTTTGTGACTACCATAATATCTCTAACATTTACTCGAGGCTCAAAACTATTAATAGTATCTAAAATAGCACGTTTTAACATTGCTCCGAGCATTGGAGTAGCTGGTTCAAATAGTAATTTCTTAATTGGACTGCCAATTTCGCTATG